GACCACCCAATCGCCCACTTCGACCCGATCCTCTTCTGGCCAAAATTCCCCAGTCTCCGGATCGCGGAAAGCCAGTCTGCCCAGTTTCAAGACCAATCCGACCTTGCCCTGCCAGACATCCTCTTCGACATTCGAATCAGGACGAATAATGCGTCCTATCTTTTCCGGACGAATGAAAATCCCGACCAAAACCTCATCGGTCAGAATCCGTCTTTTCGAAACATCTCCCACCAGTTGCCAGATAGCAGCCCTTGGATCGGTAGAATTGCTGATAAGACTGATTGCCTTATGCGGAGTCGCTACGCTCATTTATCCATGTCTCCCGATAATTCGTCAGCTATTTTCAGGGAATCCAAAAGACCCTGAACGTAACCAACCCTGTTTTTGTACTCGCCGTAATCCTTGCAGGCACCTGAAGCGATATCAACCCGGCAGTCATCTAATACCTTCTCTACCCTAGCACGCAGCATCCGGTGGAAGTGTGTTTCAGCCACGGCTATTTATTCTGATCTTTCTTCTGAACTTTCGCCTGATAAAGCCGACCGACCCCGGTGTCGGAACCAGCCTTCATCTTCAACGTACTCTTGATGGGCTTGGCAGGCACTTCACCGCCACGAGCCTTCTTCACAACGCCACCGCGTTTCATCATACCCGGAGGCTTTGGTCCAAGCCCTGGCGGCAACCCCGGAGGGACACCTGGGGGCCCACCTAAGCCTGGCGGACCGCCCATAGGACCGCCCGGAGGTGGCGGCATTGGTCCCCCGCCCGGAGGGGGGAGGCCCCCCGGAACGGGAGGTGCAGCTCCCTCGGCTGGATGAGCACCGTGGGGCGCAACAACGATATTGATATTGGTCTTGCCGTGCTTGCCTTTGGCTCTCCCGCCACGAGCATATTTGTCGAGTCGACCACCGGAAGCCTTACCTTCGGCTTTCATTTCATCGGCATCGTGCTTCTTGATCATCTTGCCGAAAAGCTTCTTGTCTTCGGCCTCATCACCGTGTTTGACCTTGCCGCCGCGTTTGTGGCCCATGAATACCGAGGCGCGTTTGCGGCCTTGGTGCATCTCGCGAATATGGGCGTGCGAATGAGCCATTTAACGTCTCCCAGTGATGGAGCCCTTTTTATCAAAGCCTCCATGCGGATAATTGTCGCCAACCTCATTGGTCATTGTCGGATTGGCACCTTCTGGCGCTCCACGAACATGACCCTTCGCCATATTGGTATAAACCGGTTCACGGCGTGCATCCTCCGGACACTGCGGAGCTTCGCGACTTGTCTGATCCATAGCGCCGGTCGTCACAATACCTGTGCCACCAAGACTGCCATAGCGGGCCTTGGCCTGGGCACGACCGTGCTCGTTAGTGTTCTTTATTGCCATGAAGCGCTCTCTTTGTACGATACTCTCAAGATTATCGGCTACTTTGGTTTAACTGGTTTCTTAACTTTTGCCAATGCTCGCGCAGATTCCAGCTTGGCTTGGTGCATCTCTTTGGCGTGTTCCATATCCTGCTCATGTTTCTGCCGGTCGCGCTCCATCCCGGCAGTATGACGCTCGTCATCCATTTGAAGTTCTCGCGCGGTCTTAACGTAACCACCGTGCAATTCGTGTTGTTGTGTCAACCTATTGTGGTGCAATTCCACCGCCTTATCGATATTGGCGTGGTGGATGTCCTGGGCCTTTTCCAGACCGGCATGTTGCAGTTCTTGGGCCTTACCAGCGGTATTTAACAGCATATCGTGCTGTGCCTGCCGTTCTTCGCGCTGCTGGTCAAAGGCGTGAATGACTCTTTCATTCTCGTTCTTCAGCCGCTGAATCTCCATCTGCCAGGCGGCGATTTTCTCCTTCGAAGCCCGGTCAGCCTGCTTGTCATTGATGGCCGCTGCTTCCGATGCCGCCTTGATCTTGGTCTCCAGCAACTGGATCTGCTGCTGGTTATTCTGTGCGTCAGTCTTGGCCTTGATAGCCTCCATGCGCGGGTCTGGAGGCGGCTGGGCCGGTGTGGGCCGTAGCAGGCCGGATGGATCGATATCGGCTGTCCTGAGCACTCTCAATTCGACTGCGATAGGATCGTAGAGGGTTGGGCTGTCCTTCTGGAGCTGCTTGATGGCCATAGCCTTGGCCATGCGGTGTAGCGAAGTCGGATTGTTCGGGTCGGCTACCGGGACCAGATCGCAGTTATTAAGCGCCTCAATAAACTGGTCCTTTTTCCACTCAACGGTGGGCCTTTTATTGTGTCGCCAGAAGGCTTCTGGATCTTCACGGAATCTCTCTTTGAGTAGCTTGAATTCTTCCGCTTGTGCTGCATGGAGCCGTTTATGGGCAGAGTTGAGGACTTTTGAATCTTGCTCAATAAGTGCAAGCGTTGTTCCAACGGGAGCATCCTGTTTGCCCTCCCCGACGCTAATGTTGGCGGTCGAAGCCAGTTGCTGGGACGTTTCCTCGACATGCTGGATGAAGGCATTGAATGCCTGCCCTACATCCTTATAAGGCAGCGGCATGATGGCATCGCGAATATTGCCTTGCGATCCAACATCGATTGCCACACCACCGCCAGGCGGGACACGGAACTGATTGGTCAATTGGCGACCTGCGCTCTTGGCATAGAGAAAGCCAGGGAAGCTGGCAAACATGCCCGCATCAAGCATTTCTCGCCAAGCGGCAGTTAGTGCAACCGTGGAGTTTCCCAGTAGGTGGATATAGCCAAGACCGTAGAATCCCAATCCGCGAATGAAGGGAAATTGAACAAAGAATGCTTTCGCAAGGCACTGATCGTCATCTTCCTTCCAGTTGCGCCGGATATCGAGAACCTGCCGACTGTCCTTTTCGACAGTGACCCGGTAAGGCAGCGGAACGCCCTCACCCTTGAATTTCTCGGGGGCGAACTCATCCAGATCAAGTTCGCAATAAGTTTCGAAGATTTCGTACTCTCGATCTTTTGGACGGAGATTGGTTTGAGTCTGACCGGCAATCTCTTCCTTCTTCTTATCCACAGAATTTTTTTGAGGTGGAGGCGGCGGGTTCAAATCGACATCCCGGTAGGCTCCAAGGATCTGCATCCGGCGCAAAGTGGAGGGCCGCATCCGGATGCGTTGGGCAACACGCCCACAGTTTTGAATGTCTGTCGCAGAATTCGAAATGATCAGGTCTTCGGCATCGACGCTTTCCGAGACCGGTCGGCGGCGGAGCGGGCAGTTATAAACTTTCTTAAAGCCATCGCCACCAAAGCCAACATAGAAAAGCATCCGGTCAGTATCGGGGACATACTCGGTTGCCGTGTATGTCAGGTAATGATTCATGTCCTTCTCAAGCGCATTCGCCAGTTCATCCTTGCCCTGCAAGGTGTCGGCAAGAGCCTGAGAAGCGTTGGTATCCTGCGTGACATTGGCAGGTGGATTGGGAGAGTCATTGCGGACTTTTACCGGGCCAGAGGCCGGAAGCAGTTCGCCGCGAGCCGTCGCCTGGAAATTAACCGTGGCCCCTAGAAGAAGCGGGTGCCGGACGGTGGACATTCCCTCCATGGGAGCAGAGCCCTGACCAGCATCGGAGCGTGGCTTTTCCAGTTTAAGTCCAAGAAGAGAAATACCGAGGGCGCGGGTTTCCAGCCACTCCTTGCGTGAGTCTTCGTCCCGGCTGATTCCCTCCAGAAGGTCGCTGGCAATCTGACTGAGTTCGGAAGTCTCCATCTTAAGGGCGAGATTCCGGCTAAAATCATCATCCTCAGGTCCCTCATCCTCGTCACTGTCCTTGCCAGCAAAGTCGAGGGTAACAGACCCATCTTCATGCTCTATCTTGATGGTCTTGAGATTATCATCTTCCTGTTCACTATTTGTTCCGCCTATCAAAGACAGTTTTGGGCCGACTGGCGTTGGGGCTGGACCAGTCAGAGGTAAGCTACTGTTTTTATTGGCCATTTAGATTCATACCGGGTATAATGGCATTAACTGGCCAGTGTACGCGGTTTCCCCTTCTCTTTCCATCTCATACTCGGATCGCTTCAGCGCAAAGCCTGTTTCCCGCAGCCAGCGCAATGCCTGCGTTGTCGAGTCAACCAGATCATCACGCGAGCCGCGCGGGAAGAGCGAACACTGATTGATCACCATATCTGCCCATTGCTTGTCAGGAGCAAAGATCATCCCATCCGAGAATAGATGCTGGATCGAGATCGCCCTGGCCGTCTTGTCACCATACATCTTGGGATCGATGATCTCGACACCCAACCGGCCACTGCCGCGAAACATACGGTCCAGTTCATTGGCCACCGACTGACCATTGGCCTTACCTTCGATCAACAGCCTGTCCACGGGAAACCGTGGATGCGCCACAGGAGCCGGTGAGGGAACGCAGGTATTGATAACCTTTTGAACTAAATCACTAAATTCAAGTCTTTCCTGCCACGCCCAGAGCAGCATCACCTTAGGATTGCCCTCCGGGAGCCGCACGGTCTGACTGTTACCGTCCCGCTTCATCCACAAGACTTCCGTCTCGATGTCCTTGAGAATCAGATCCTCACGGAAGACACCCCAAACCGTCAGAGCGGAAGCATCATTCTCGTCCTTGGCAGTCATGGCTGTATCCAGGGAAGCCAAGATGAATTCGAAAAGAGGGTATTTTTCCTCTCTCCACATCTGCCAGAAATGATCCTTGATGATCGAGCCACCGCGCGGAGCCGGTGACTGTTGATACTGGCCAGCCCAGGCATAGGGACCCTTATCCCGTTCCAGATCATCGCAGATCTGGGCCGGAAATCGCTCAACCCAAGCCAACTCACCCTCTTCGGTACGCGGGTCCTCCCATACTACATCTTGTTCAGTTTCCGGATTCCAACCATATATAGTGGTACAATGACGTGTGGTGTCATGCCGCATCGGGATCATCAGGTGGGTGTATCCCATCTCCCGGCTGAGCGCCGTACCGCTGACATCATCCTCATGGGTGCGCTGTTGAATCACAACAATGGCGCTGTCCTTCTGGCTGTTCAGCCGGTCGGGGATAATTTCGGTGAACCACATAATGGCCGTATTGCGAACGGCCTCTGATTCCATCTCCATCGGATTGTTGGGGTCATCGATGATGACACGATCAGCACGCTCTCCGGTGCCAATTCCACCCACGGAAGTTGCGAGTTTCCATCCAGTATGATCGTTAGCGAACTTGATCTTGGTGAATTGCTCATTGGATATCCCGAATCGTTTGCCCCAGAGACGCTTATAACGCTCGCTGATGACGATGTTGCGGCAGCGCATATTATCGCGCTCCGTCAGATGGTTAGAGTAAGCGGCACACATATACCGCAGCCACGGCATGTTACACGGTCCCCACTCCCATGCGGGCCAAAACACGTCTGTCATCAATGACTTGGTGAACCCCGGCGGCACATTAATCAGAAGTCGCCGGATGTGGCCTTCTGTAACAGCCTGAAGGTGGTCCGATATGGCCTCGATAACCCATCCCTTGATGAATGGGATGGCTGGCTCGACCACCGGCCAGACGTATTCCGAGAACTCAAGCAGATTGCTTTCGTAAAGCTGTTGCTCGTCGATGCGTTTGAGGGCGTCAATGGCCTTCAAAAGTGTCGCGCCATTGCTCATTCAAATACCTGTGGATAACCGCAATCGGACTTCTGACAGATAACGGACCATAAGAATAGACCAAGAACAGGAGGCCGCATGAACAAATCAGAACTCAACCGGCTGGAAGGACAAGTCCTCCAGGAACTCGCCAAACGAGAGCAGCTAGGTGGATACGATGTTAACGCCTCCATCATCGTGCGTCTCGTAATGTGGATTGCCCTTATCATCCAGCACATTAACAAAAAACCCAAACTTAAGAAACCGAAGAAGAAATGATTCGTCTGATAGAGCCTCAAATTATGCCAACCGCCCTCGAAGCTCAGGTGGATTGGCTCAATGATCCTGAAGTCGTGCGTTACTCGGAACAACGCCACAAGATTCACACCGTCGAAAGTCAAATTGCCTATGTCATGTCCTTCTTGGGGAGCCAACATACCCTCAGATCAATCGTTATCGATGACGGTAACACCGGATTATTCATCGGCTCCCTTACTGCATACATTGATCCGTATAATTCAGTCGCCAATGTCGGCATCCTTATCGGGCACAAAGCATCGTGGGGTAAAGGCTACGGCACTGAAGCGTGGAAAATGTTCTGCGACTCGCTCTTCGAAAGTGGTGTCAGGAAGATCGAGGCGGGGTGCATGAGTATCAATGTTGGAATGATTGAGATCTGTCGCAAATACAAGATGGAGCGCGAAGGGACACGCCCAGAACATTTTCTATATCAGGGGCTCGGTTGTAGCCTGCTTCAGTTCGGAAAATTCCGTGGTTAAACAATCCGACATTTTTCTCGAAGGGGAGGGCGAGGCGTGGTTCGCCAGAAATCAGGACAAGCTACCGGTCAAAAACGATCCGGTGATAGAGTCCATCGAGGACAGCAAGATTGCTCCCAACGCTGTTCTCGAAATCGGTTGCTCCAACGGCTGGCGTGTCAAAGTCATGCGAGACAAGTGGGGATGCGAAGCTTACGGCATCGATCCTTTCTTCAAGACCGCGATCTGGCGCTGCCGCCGTGGCACCGCTGACGATCTGAGCATGTATCACTCAGAAATGTTCAACGTAGTAATCTACGGATGGTGCCTTTACCTCTGTGACCGGGAAGATCTGTTCAAGATCGTCAAGGAAGGAGACCGCGTTCTCAAGGACGGCGGCTACATCGTCATTCACGATTTTCATACATCCAAGCCGCACAAGCGCAAATACAAACACAAGGATGATGTTTTTAGTTTCAAGATGGATCACGCATCGTTATGGACCGCAAATCCCACCTACAAGATGTATCACAGGTACATGCACGGCAGCGGCAATGACCAGACATCGGTAACAATCATCCGTAAACAAATCGATAAAGGATGGCCATTGCATGACTAAACTCGCCAAGGAGTCAGTCAACTACAGCAACGGCATGATTCATAGCCACTGCGGCAGGATCTTCGCTAACGATACCAGTTACTGCAAATACTATACCGGGGCAGGTGACATAAGTGCTCCCGGCATCTGCTCCATTGTCGAAGGACCGATTAAGCCAACGGCATGGTGTGAACAGTTCGATAAGGCAAAGAAATGAAACCAAAAACAATCGGCGTTATCGGTCTTGGCTCTATTGGTCTCCGTCATAAGACCAACCTCTGGAAACACCTCGGTCAAACCGAAGTCGTTGGCTACGATCCAGATCCAGCCAAACAGAGTGGTACAGGATGGGTTATTGGTGATTTGAACAAGATGATAGAGATGTGTGATGCGTTTGTCATAGCAAGCCCGACAAGCGAACATCTTCAACACATTGTTCTATGTCGTGGCAAACCAACCTTTGTGGAAAAACCAATTACGAGTGGTGAAACAAAAACCGTCTTTTTCAATAGCGTTTTAATGGTTGGTTATAACCTGCGAATGCATCCCTGCGTCATCACAGCCAAACAATGGCTTGACCAAGGCTATATCGGCAAACCCCTCTGGGCCAACTTCGTACTAGGACAACACAGTGCAAAACCTCCCTATCTCCGAGATGGCGTCATCTTCAATTGGTCTCACGAAATTGACCTTGCTCTTCATCTCCTTGGGCGCGGGAGCGTTGCTGGTAGCTCTACTCGCCTTAGTGACGGACGAGATGACCTGACCGATATCATGTTCACACATGAAAATGGGTGCCGGTCAACCATCCATCTTGATTACCTCAGCAAGCCACAAATCCGGCAAACCATCATCGCTGGAAAGAAGGGCCAGATCATCTTCGATCTGGTCAATCATCAGGGATGGCTTCGCGATAAAGACGGCAACTTACTTGCCACATCTATCGCAAGCGGAGGCTGGGACGACACCTACATCGATGAAATGAAAGCATTCATTGACCGCATGGACGGCAAGGAAACTCTCGGCTGTTCTGCGGAAGAAGGGCTTGAGGTTCTCAAAGTATGTCTCGAAGTCAGAAAGCAGGCAGGGCTATGACTCGCTGGGAAGAATTTAAGGGAATATGCTTGGTAACAGCGCTTGTTCTAACCGCCGTTTTTGTCGTCCGCTTTGCCTGGTTTTTCACACAATGAAGATCATCATCGCTGCATCATGTTCCAGAGATCTCGACG